TTGAGCCGCAGCGCGTCGAACGGTTCGAAGCGCGCATGGCCCGACTTGCGGATGTTCGTCGTCGTGAACGGCAAACCAGGCGCTGGTGCATCCTGCGGACGTCGAGCCGCACTACGGTCGCGTTGCTCGATGATCTGGAGACGGCTGGCTTCGAGGTATGGACTCCGACGCAGGTCATCGAGGTTCGTGCCGGCCGCTCGCGCGATCGGGTCGAGAAGTGTGTGGCGATGCTGCCCAGCTTCTTGTTCGCGGCCGAAAAGGACGCGGCCGATCTGCTCCGCCTATCGCTCGACCCCACCAAGAAATGCGTCGACTTCACTGTCTTCCTTCATCGCGACCGCGTGCCCTTCATCAAGGATCGGGATCTGAACCAGCTTCACCTGATGGAGGAGGATGCGGTCATCGTCCGGCATGAGTTGAGGGCCGCGCGCGCTCTCGACTTCGTCCGCAGGCTGATTGCTGAGGAAGCGAAAAGCGAGCGGGCCCGGCTCACCCTGCTCCGCAAGGGCGCTGCACCGCTGCCGGTGGGCAGGACCGTCCGGATACCGGGCGGCGCTTGGGCCGGGATCGAAGGCGTCGTGGTGAAGAACAATCGTGGCGTCACGACCATCACCTTGGGTGGAATCGACGTGAAAATTGATACTTTCCTTCTCGCGAGCGATATATTAGAAGGCGGCTCACCTGATGAAGGTAGCGCCGCTTGAGCGGCTGGTCGGGACGACAGCGGCAGTGCCGCCCTCGACATCACCGTGCGGACGCATAGCGATCCGGCGGAAGTGCGAAAGCGTGGATCAACCGAGGCGCCATCGAGCGCCTTCCTCGTATGATGTTCCCGCTCTGCACGGGCCAAACAGGATCGCGACCTGTCCGTGCATCGGGCTTCGACCGTGGGTTTAGGATTGGGAGCGCCCGGTCGCCCACGGTCACCTTTCGCCCTTGTAGCTCAGCGGTAGAGCACCCGCCTTGTAAGCGGACGGTCCTCGGTTCGATCCCGAGCGCGGGCTCCATTTCGGCGGCTATCGTCCAGCGGTAGGGCCTCAGGTTTCCAACCTGATGACGTCGGTTCGAACCCGACTGGCCGCTCCATGATTGGGGGCATGATGCAGCACCAATCCCGCGAGCTTGAGCGGCTCGCCTCCGAGATGCACGCCATCGCCTTCGACTTCGCTGAGCCGGCGCGCAGCGTGCGCGAGAGCGATCGTCGCACCGAAGAGGTTGAGCGCATCTGTGCTGCTGCTCGTGCCGTGGTGCGCGGGCGCAGCATTCGCGACGAACGGTAGAAGCCGGGATGGCGCGTCGCCGAACTGGCACGCCTCTTGCCGCACCCCCGCCCCTTGGGTCCTTCCCGGCGGCGAGCAATAGCGGGGGGCAAAGGCGCGGAAAGGACCTAGCCACGGTTTTCCGCCATGCTTCTTCCTCCCACCGGGCAAAAACGCCCGGATCTCGGCCGTTTTGACGCGATAATGAGGGGAAGTCGGTGGAAATCGACCTCAACGAGCCGACAAGGCCGCAGATTGCAACCGTTCTCGGCATCTCAAGCCGCTGGGTCGGAGAATTGCGATCACGCGGCGATCTGCCGTCCGATGGTGCAAGCCTTCTTGAAAATATCGAGATGTGGGCTGCTGGCAAATACGGGATCGAAGGCGCGCAGGGCGACCTTGACCTAGAAGCGGAGCGCGCCCGCCTGGCGCACGAGCAGGCCAACGCGAAGGCGATGGACAACGCCGAGCGACGGAAGGAATTGGCGTCGCTCCCGGATATGAGCGGCGCCGTCGTTAGTGTGATCGCGCTCGCGGTCTCTCGTCTCCAACAGGTCGGCCTGACGGTCGCGAACGGCGATCACAAGCTGCGAGCGCGCATCGACACCGCCATCAACGACGCTCTCGATGAGCTGAGTGTCGCGCGGGTTGAAGAAGCCCGAGGCGGGGGCCTGCATGAAGAAGAGGACCCCGAAGACGGCTGAGCCGCTGGCGATCACGGTTCGCGGCGCCGAGATTGCCGCCGCCGCCCGAGAATGGGTCTCGATCTTCAAGCCTCGGATCAAGCCGAGCATGTCCGAGTTCATGGCCGAACACGGACGAACCGACGACGGCCGGCGCATCCGGCCATTTCCGTTTCAGGCCGATATGGCGAATGCTTTTCCCGACCCGGAGACCGCCCAGGTCTCGGTCAGGAAGAGCAGCCGCATCGGCTATTCTACAATCCTTCAGTGCTTCGTCGCCTGGCGCATCCGTTACGATCCTGCGCGCACGCTGATCTATCAACCGACGATCGACGATGCCGAGAAGTTCAGCCGGGACGACCTTGACCCCGTCCTGCAATGGAAAATCGTCCGCGAGGTCGCGACCTTCAAGCCGCGCCACTCGGACAATCAGATCCGGGCGAAGCGCTACAAAGGCGGCTGGATACAGATCAAGGGCGCAAACAGCCCGAAGGAGTTCCGACGCGTCACGGCCGACGACGTGTTCCTCGAAGAGTGCGACGGTTATCCCTGGGCATCGAAAGAGGAAGGCGACCCCGCTCGGCTGGCGTTCAAGCGCAACCTGACGAGCCCGCGCCGCTTTAGCGCCGCAGGCTCGACACCAAAGGTCAAAGGCTTCAGCCGTATCGACAATCTGTTCGAGCAAGGCTCGCAGGAATATCGATACGTCCCCTGCCCGCACTGCGGAACGATGCAGACGCTGGTCTTTGGCGACGGGACCGGGGCCGGCATCCGGTGGGAGCCGCGACACAACCCCGTCCGCGCTTGGTATCGCTGCTCCGAGGGTTGCGACATCGAGGAGTCGGAAAAGCCCTGGATGGACGAAAACGGGGAGTGGCGCGCCCACAACCCATCCGCTTTCCCTCGGCACCGCTCGTTTCACATTTGGGCCGCCTATTCGCAGCACCCCGGCGCGGCATGGCTCGAAATTGCCCGAGAGTTTCTTGAAGTCCGGCACGATCCGAACACGCTTCGGACTTGGGTCAACCAGACGCTGGGCGAGGCGTGGGAGGAAAAGGGCGAGGCGCCGGAATGGCAGCGGCTCTACGATCGCCGGGAGAAGGCCATGCTGCTCGGCACGCCTCCGCCCTGGGTCGGACTGCTGATCGGGTCGGTCGACGTCCAGCGCGGCGGTGGCGGTCGTCTCGAATTAGATGTTTGGGGCTTCGGACCCGGCCGGCGCCGAGTGCTCGTCGAGCATATCGAGATCGACGGCGCGATTGCCGAGGCCGCGACGTGGTCGAAGCTCGATGCCGAGGTCGCGCGTATTTGGCGAACCGAAGACGGCCGCGATCTGAAGCTCACGCGCTGCGCGATCGATTCCGGCGACGGCCAGAACACCATGCACGTCTACGGCTGGGCCCGGCGCCATCCCGGATTCGCGATGGCGATCAAGGGCCGCCCCAGCGTCGGCGTGTCACAGGCCATCGCCGGGCCAACGTGGCAGGATGTCACGATCGGCGGCAAAAAGATCAAGCGCGGCGTCCGGCTTTGGACCGTCGGCACTTCCATGTTGAAGCTGGAGCTATACGGGCAGCTCCAACTGGAAAAGCCTGTCGACGGCGAGGAATATCCTGAAGGGTACGTCTTCCTGCCGGACGGAACGACGGACGAATGGATCAAACAGCTCGTCGCCGAGCAGCTGGTCAGCCGCAATCTGCGAAACGGGCGGCAGCGCAGCGAATGGCAGCAGGTTCGGGACCGCAACGAGGCCCTCGATAACGCCGTCTATGCGCGCGCCGTCACCTACGCGCTGCAAATGGACAGCTGGACGGACAAGAAATGGGCGGTCGCGATCGGCGAACTGACCCCGAAATCCCGCAAGCGCCCCGCAAAACAAACCGACGCCCAGCCCATGCCCCCGATCGCCGACCAAGGCGGTTCGGCACCGCGCGCCGCCACCGGGCGGACGCGCGTAAATCCGGTCACCGGCAGGGCTCGCGGCTCATTCCTCGACAGGAGGCGATAATGGCTTGGCAGCAGAGCGACCTCGACAAACTCGACGCCTGTATCGCCAGTGGCGTGCTCGTCACCCGTTTCGCGGACGGCCGTGAGGTCCGCTATCAGACCCTCGAAATGCTGCTGGCGGCCCGCCGAGTGGTCGCCGCCCAGCTATCGACGGCGGAGGCTGTAGCCACGGGCGCCGTTCGCCGCCGCTTCGCGTCCTATACCAGCGGTCTGTGATGGCGATCCCGCCCAAACGCGGTCTTTTCGACCGCCTCATGCGTCGAAACACGCCAGTCGTGCACGAGGCGCCCCGTCAAATCGTGCGTCGCGGCCGTATGCGCGCCGAATATGAGGGCGCCAGCTACGGCCGACGCACCACCAGCTGGCGGCGGGACGGGCGAGACGCCAATTCGGAGCTGAACACCCGCGTCATGCTCGCGCTGCGCGGGATGGCGCGCAATCTGGTGCGGAATAACCCGTTCGCCGCGCGCGGTGTGTCCGGGATCGCCAACAACATGATCGGGACGGGCATCACCTTCCAGATCTATCGCAACGGCAAGATCGACCAGCCGCTTACCGATCTCGCTCGCCGGCATTTCGACACGACGGCCTGCGATGCGTCGGGCCGGCACGACTTCTACGGTCTTCAGGTCCAGGCTGCGCGCACGATCGCCGTCAGCGGCGCGGTCGTCACGCGCCGCCGGTGGCGTCGGGCGTCGGATGGCCTGCCCGTCCCGTTCCAGATGCAGGTGCTGGAGCCGGATTACATCAATACCCAGCTGACTGGGCCACTCACGAACGGCGGATGGCGCATCCAGGGTATCGAGATGAGCCCGATAGGTGCGCGAACTGGGTATCAGATGTATTCGGGCCATCCGGGGTCGCTGATCCCCGGCTCGCTCGAAACCACGCTCATCCCAGCCAGCGAAATTTCGCACTGCTACCGCTCGCTGCGCCCCGAAGATCAGCACGGCGAGAGCTGGTTCGCCCCGGTCATCGTGCGCATGAAGGACTTCGGCGAATACGAGGACGCGCAGCTCGTCCGCCAAAAGATCGCCAGCTGTTTCACGGGATTCAGGACACCCGGCGAGACAGCCGATCTGCCTGATCCGGCCACGGACTCGAACGGCAATCCGATCGACGAAGAGCCGTACATTACGGCGTTCGAACCGGGAATTATCGAGACGCTGGCGCCCGGCGAGACGATGACCTTCGCCGAGCCGCCCGGCGTGGACGGCTACGCCGACTATTCGCGCGTATCGTTGCAGGCAATCGCGGCGGGCCTTGGCGTGCCCTACGAAGTGCTGACCAACGACCTTACGAAGGTCAATTTCTCGTCTGGCCGCCTAGGCTGGCTCGAATTTCAGCGCTCGCTGGCGACTTGGCAGTGGACGATGTTCATTCCGCAATTCTGCGAGCCGGCGGGTCAGTGGTTCCTGCAAGCCGCCGCCCTTTCCGGGGTCGATGTCAGCGGCGCTGAGTTCCGTTGGACACCGCCGCGCCGCGAGATGATCGATCCGTCGACGGAGGTCCCCGCCATCCGGGACGCTATCCGCGCAGGGTTGCAAACGCCGTCCGGCGCCGTCCGCGAGCGCGGCGACGATCCCGATAAGTTCTTTGCCGAATGGGCCGCAGATGCGGATCGCTTCGATGCGCTGGGCCTGATCTTCGACAGCGATCCCCGCAAGGTCACTCAGGTCGGCAACTCCCTCCACCCCGGCGCCAGCCCACCGGCGGACCTCAAGGAGCCGTAAATGCCCGAAATCCTCATTTATGGGATCGTCGGTGATCCGATCGACGGTCTCGATGCGAAGACGCTCGTCCCGCAGATCACGAACGGCACCGACCCGCTCAATCTGCGCATCAACACCCCCGGCGGCTACGTCATGGAGGGGCTGGCGATCTTCAACGCAGTGATGCGCGCGCGTGCCGGCGGCCGGACGGTCACCACCAGCGTGGACGGCCTCGCCGCCTCGATGGGGTCCATCCTCGCCATGGCCGGCAGCGAGATCACCATGGCGGACAACGCCCTGATGATGATCCACAACCCGTGGGATGTCGCCATGGGCGATGCCGTCGCGCTGCGCGCAGCGGCCGACCAGCTCGACATGATCCGCGACCAGATGGTCGGCATCTATGCCGGCGTAACGGGCATCGACACGGCCGAGCTGGTCGCGATGCTCAATGCCGAGACATGGTTCACCGCGCAGGACGCGCTCGCACAGAAATTTTGCACGTCGATCAGCGAGGCGAGCACCGCCGCCGCCTGCAACGTGTCCGCATTCGGGTTCCGCAAGGCCCCGGAAACCTCCCGCATCTCCGCAATGGCGATGCTCGGGAAGCCCAAGGCGGCGGCCCCGGCTCCGCAAGACCCACTGGAGACAGTCATGAACCTCTATAAGACCCGCGCGGAGCTGGTTGCCGCGATTGCAAAGTTCCAGAAGGATGGTGGCACGCAGGAGGAGATCGACAAGATCGCCGCCTCCGCCACCGCGCTCGACGCGAAGGACGCGCTTCCCGCGACAGGCGCCCTCGCCGCACCTGTCGTCGCGAAGATCGAGACCACCCCGGCAGCGCTGACGCAGGCCGATGTCCAGGCGGCGGCCGACCGGGCTGTTGCCATCGAGCGGACGCGCGTCAACGACATCCGTGGGCTGTGCGCCAAGCACGGCCTCGACGACGCCTTCGCGACCGAACTCGTGCAGGGTAACGTCAAGATCGAGGACGCTCGCGCCAAAATCCTCGATAAGCTCGCCGAGCGCTCGGATGCGGCGAACATCGGCGGGAACGGCCATATCGTCGTGACCGCCGACGCCCGCCAGAAGTGGATCGACGGCGCGTCGGCGTGGCTGATGGTCCGCGCCGGTGTTGCCCCGATGATCGAGAAGGCTGCGAAGAAGCGCGGCGAGACGCTCCGAATTGACCCCGGCGAGTTTCGCGGCGTGTCGTGCGTCGATCTGGCGCGCGAATCGCTCGGCCATGCCGGTGTGCGTGCCATGTCGCGCGATCCGAAGGACATCGTCGGCCGCGCGTTCACGGTTCGCAACGAGATCACCCAGACCACGGGCGACTTCTCGGTGCTGCTCGAAAACGTCATGCACAAGACGCTGCAGGCTGCTTACGCGGTCACGCCGGACACATGGTCGCAGTTCTGCGGCACCGGCACGGTCACCGACTTCCGGGTCGCGAACCGCTACCTGCGCGGCACCTTCGGCGCGCTCGACAACGTCAACGAGGCGGGCGAGTTCAAGAACAAGCCGATCCCCGATGGCGCCAAACAGACGATCCAGGCAGGCACCAAGGGCAACATCATCAATCTGTCCCGTCAGGCGATCATCAACGACGACATGGGCGTGTTCTCGGACCTCGCGACCGATCTTGGACGCGCGGCGAAGCTGACGATCGAGATCGACGTCTATGCGC